TTTGGGCAATGCTTTTGATAGCTTCAATGGGCTTGTTAGCAACCGATTCTATGCCCTGTAAAAGTGAATTAACAAGTTTTACTCCTGCTTCAAACATTTTAGCGGGGAGCGTTAGGATGGTGGATAAAATGTTTGCTATTGCTTTACCTACTCTGTAGCCAAGATTTTCTGCAGCTTTGTCTGCATCGTCTATGGGTTTTAGTAAGTTCTTAATGGCATTGTAGATAAGCTTAAGAGGGGCTAATACTGGATACAAGATTATCGCAAACTTCTTAAACACATTCCAAGCAGGCTCAAGCCCACTTAGCCCTTCTTTTAAACCTTGCCATAAGCCTTTAAAAAATCCGCTTATTGGTTTCCAAAACTTCACTATCAAGAGGGCTGCTCCTGTTAAAGCTAAGGCGACCCATCCGGCCGGAGTGGTTAGTAAAGCGATTGACAAGGTTCTTAGCGTTGTTATCGTTGAGAGTAAAGCGGTTTTGAGTAGTGCAAAAGATGCTGATTTCTGCAAAATTGCTGTTGTTAGTAAGTGTATAGGGCTAAGAACTAAGCTTGTCATTTTTAAAAACGAAGCAATAACCAAGCTAACCGTCCCTACTGCACCAGCAAGAACGATAAAGCCGCCCATCAGGAGGGCTAAAACTTGAGCTATAGGTCTGTTGTTTTCTAAAAATCTGTTAAAGCCATCTATAAGATTGTTCACTTTTTCAAGAACTACCTTTAAGGTTGGAGCGACAAGAGAACCAAGCGTTGCAAACAGGTTCATTGCAGTTCCTTGCACGCTTTCCATGATGTTTGAAAGAGTATTCATTGCCTTATTTATTCTGTCCTGCAGGCTTGCCTGCTCTTCCATGCGTTTTGCCATCTCCTCTAAACCTGAGAAGCCCCCAGCTTCTATTTGTTTTCTAAAAGCTTCAAACTCTTCAGGGCTCAATGTTTCCTTGATTGCTTCAAGATAGGACAGGGCTTCCTCTTTTGTTCGAGCAAGTAACGGTGCTATGGCTCTCATTCCTTCTGCGTCAAAGAGTGTCTTAAGAGCTTGCATTCGCTTTAGCGGGTCTTGAATTTTGCTTAATTCATCACGAACGGTCATCAAGAATTCTTCAAGCTTAAATTTGCCTGTTTCGTCTACGAATAGCTTTGTATCTATTTGTAGTTCAATGCCGGATTTGCGGAGCTTTGCAAGATTTTCTTCAAGGTTAAGTATGTTCTGTAGTGCGGAACGTAGCGATGTTCCTGCTGTTTCGCCTTGAAGTCCCATTTGCTTGAGCGTTCCAAGCCAAGCTCCAACAAGTTTGAAGTTTTTAGTGCCGGTTACGCCAAGCTGGTTTAGCTCTGAGCTGATATACTTTGTTGAGTATGCTATCTCGGAAAGCGTAAGTCCTGAAGCGAAAGCTACCCTTTGAAGCTGGTCAAGGAAAACTTGAAACTCTTCAGCTGGGATTTTGAAAGCATTCGCAAACGTCTGCATGTATTCAGCTGCTTTCTCAGGGGATACTTCTCTTTTGAAAAGCACCCACGCTTTTGCGGTTGTTTCTAAAGCGCCCCCTACTATGGTTTTTGTGTCCATTCCGGCCTGTTTCAGTGCAGTTGCAACTCTGTAGAAATCCTCTGCCGATCCGGGAAGGATTGTCCCAAGCTTTTCAACCTGTTTATTAATTTCTTCAAATTCCTTTGGCAAGCCCTCTTTTGTCATGTAAGCGATTTCCATTTCTACTTTTGCTTGTTCTATCTGGGAGAAAGTTGATATGGCTTTGGCGAAGGTTGCTGCAGGAAGGGCTGTAGCTTGAGCTATGCGTGTGGTGACATCTTCAAGCTTTTCTGAAAACTCATGAAGCGGTCTTGGGTCAAAGGCTTTTTGAATTCTGCTTTGAGTTTGTTGTAGTTTTTCGCTAAAGTTTTGTAGGGCTTCTTTGGTTTGAAAGAGCTGTCTTGTAAAGTTGTCTATGAGTTGAAGAGAAACTGCGATGACAAACTCTGTAGCCATTTAAACCTCATCAGAATAGGCAGTTTCAAGATACTCACTTAAAGCTTGAGCCCAGAAGGCAATCTCTTTAAGGCTCATCTCCTTAAGGTCAGAATAGCTAAAACCGTGCTTCAACATAGCTAAGATAGTTTCTTTTGGGACAAAGGGGTTAGAAGCTCACTAAACTTGGAAGTTAGCAAGATTGCATCTTGGAGCGGAAGCTCTTCAAGGTCATCTTCTGTGATTTTTTTGCCGTCTATTTCAACAAGGCGGACCATGAGTAGCTTGAGTATTTCGTTCGGGCTGTTTGCGTTTTGGTAAGCCCAGAAAAGGTCTTTTCCTTTCCCTTCTCTTATTACCGCTCTCCTACCGTCTGATAATTCAAGCTCTATCATTTATTAACCTCCAATGTTTGTTTTGTAAGCTTGTAGCACATCTTTTCCTTCTACCTTGTAGATGTTGTTCATTACGTCTACTTCTACAACTTCTTTGTTGTCTACTTCAAGCTTATAGTAAATAACAGAGATGGTAGCTTCGGCTTCTGCGGATTCTCTGCCTTTTATTTTCCCTGTGTCAAACTCCTTGAAAAAGCCTTTAATCTCTGCTTTTACTGGGACTTCTCTTGCCACTCCTCGCTGATCCCAGTCTTGTTTGCTCGCCCTGACGATAATTGTTCTGGTTACGAACGGGTTGCTTGCAAGAGCAATGAAGTCTCCGTAAATGCTGTTGAACTTTATTCTTGCTTCAAGCTTGTCCAAACCGCTTGGGAGCTCAAGCTCTCCGTAGAGCCCAAGCGCTTTGGCGTCCGCAAATTTAAACTTCACCTTCGGCAAATCTACTTCTTCTGCCTTTGCTATAAAATCTGTGCCGTCGATATAGACACGGGCATTAAATACTTTGCTGACTTCGATTGGCATTGTATTAACCTCCTGTTAGTTTCTTGAGCATTTCAATGTTAATTACCTGCTCAAATGTAATTCTCTCCGCAGGGGTGGGCGGCATGATTTCGTAGGTAAAGGTGAGGTGTCCGTTGGCAAGCTGGTCAGGTGGGTTTTTGTCTTTCAAGAAGTAGCATTTTCCGTCTACGAGGGCGCCTCTTCCTATCAGCGTCCTGATGAAGGCATTAACCATGCTTAGCACGCCGTCTACTGCTACTGTTATTGGCTTGTCTAAAAACTGCAAAGTTGCATACTCAATGCTTTCTGCGATGATGTCTGCGGTTCTGCGGACTGATATAAAGTTTTTTGGGTCGGATTTGGTAGGCCATGCTGCGCTTCTGTTTCCCCAGACTCTGTAGCCTGTTCCAAAGCTATTAAAGACAGTTACTATTCCGTTTTCGTTCAAGATGTTTGCTTCAGTGTTTGGGTCGTTTATGGCACAGGTTATAGGTCTTTCTACTCCGATGATACCAAGTATTTCATGGTTTGATGGACTATACCAATAACCTTCTTCGTGGTCTACTTTGGCAATAACTCCTGCAAGTCTCTGAGAGAATGGTTCAAGGCGTTCGGAGTTAGTGGCTGGGTCGTAAACTTTTAAGTGGGGATAACAGATTACAGCTCTGTATGAAGATGTGTTCAGCTGTCCTCCTGCTCCACGAGCATTAATAACCTGTTGGACAGTCAAGCCCGCTGGTGCGTCAATCAAAGCTAAGGCTCTTATGTTTTCTGCCACCGCTATCATCTCTGCCATTACAGATGGGCTCTGGCTGTAAACTGGAGCGAGTAGTAATTTTGCAGTAAAGCCAAAGCGAGAGTATAGCTCTTCTGCTATCTTTAGACCGGTTCGTTTGCCAGTTGTGGAATCAAAAGTTCCTATAACGTCTGCCGAAGTGACAGTGGAAGGATCTGGTTGATTATCAACTTTATGTACTCTCGGGTCAAAGACGTTGACTACTATAATCGTTGAACCGGAATTGTCAAAAATGGCATCAAGGGCGTAAGGGATGGTGTATCCGTGTGCTCCATCTCCGAAATACTTTATGCCGTCTTCTCTCCTTAGTATGAGTATTGGATTATTCACGGTGTGTTCATACCAGTCTGACTCTGAAACCCCTGCTGGTTTCGTCAGATGCACTGGTGCAGTTCCTACGAGGAAAATCACTGCAGACTTTACTTCTCTAACTGGGACTGGACCTTTCGTAATTTCTATAGTTTCTACGCCGTGAAGGTAGTTAGCTGGCATCGCT